TGAAGCCCCTCAAACCACAACGACAGAAGCCGAGATAACGACGACAACTACGACTCTTCCTGAAGAACCCGTCGAGCTTCCTGCTCTAACCATTCCTGAGACAACCGTTCCGCCCGTGCCTCATTCCAGTACGACTGTGTTACCCGATAACGAAACCGACGAAACAGAACAGCCAACAGACACAACAGAGCCGCAGGAAGGTACAACAGAAACAACACTATCAGAAGTAGAGCCCTCATCAACAACCACTATACCCGAAGAGGTCACAATCGCGCAAGTAGTAGCCGAGTTCGTGGATGAAATCGAAGACGCCACACCCGAGGAAGTTGCCGCCTTTGTTGAGGAAATCACCACCACCGAGCAGGCAGAAGAACTGTTCGAACAGCTAGACGTAGAGACCCTAAGCACAGAACAGCTAGTGGCGTTCACCGATGCGGTACAGCAGGCTCCCACAAGCGTCAGGAAGGCGTTTGAGGGCACTATAGACATCTTTGGCTCCCAGTTCGAGGAGTATGTTCCTACGGGCTCCCAGGTGCCTGTAAAGACCCGTCGTACTTTGGTTGCGGTAGGGGCTTTAATCATGTCAATACCGTCTGTTAGAATACGCAAAGTATGAAACGTCTAATCACCTACATTGTTGAGAACACCTGGACATGGGTTGGCACGGGACTGGTTCTTATCACCCTTTCTGGACCCACCCTAAGGCAGGCCATGCTCTTGACAGGCTTGGGTATTCTGATACACTCTCTAATATCCCTAACACAGAAGGAGAAAGAATGAACTCAATGATCGCCAAAACCCTAGACCTCGGACAGCGGCTTGTGTCTCTGTTCATATCGAGCGCACTACCGATCATCACAGGCGGGGCGATACTCGGCGTAGATGTGGTTAAGTCTGCTGGTGTCGCAGGACTCACAGCCCTATTCGGTGTAGTGCAAAAACTTGCTGCCGCTTCCGTTGACGGCGAACTCACTTCAGAAGAGATTACAGCAGCGTTTGGAACTAAAGCAAAGAAAAAATAATGGTTCTTGTTGTCGAACCTCTCAAGTTCTGCCAACATTTGAAAGGCAAGAAACCCAGCGAAATTACACCGTCAATGCTCCGCAAAACTGTTAGCGGTGCAAAGATGGAACGGTGCGCTGCCGATGCTTGGGATGCGATGGTTGCTGCTGCATTGGTTGATGGAATCAAGTTGAAACCGACTAGTCTCGGAGACCAGTACCGCAGTATCGACGCTCAACGTGCGTCGTTTATTCAACGCTACCAAAAAGAACCCGTGACGAACTCGACGACACGGACATGGAACGGCGTGAAGTGGTGGCTGAAGAAAGGCTATGCACCTTTAGCCGCACCGAACGACGACCCAAAAACTTGCAGTAAGCATATGCTCGGCCTGGCGTGTGATGTCGCTAACGCCAACGGAGATATCTTAAACTGGCTACAAAAGAACAATGAACGTTTCGGGTTCTCTCACGAGGTACAGTCTGAGCCGTGGCATATCCGCTATGTTGCCGGTGATGACATCCCTCAGGCTGTTCTTGACGCAAAAGCCAGTTGACAGTATGCTTGTCGACCACCTAGACTTACGCCGGATTGGGGTGCTTGACAATGGGTGCGGAATTGACAAGAATAGAGTTACGAAAGATAAAGAAGTATTTAGCAAAAGTATACCCAGGTGTGTCGGACCAAGATGACCTTTGGGAGCTGATCGAAAGAATAAACAAACTTATTGAAGGGGACAAACATGGCAAACAAACCAAAACAAACACCGGGAAGTGAAATCCTATTAGAGGCCCATCGGCTTGTTAATGGTCCGCGTCAAAAGGATTATGGTCATCCTGCAGACGACTACCAGAAAGTGTCCGACATTTTTTATGCGATATCCGGTATCGACTTGTCTGTGTCTGATGCGATCATGTTTATGGTTTCGGTGAAGTTGGCGAGGTTGCGCACCAATTTAGAGAACGGCACAATTCATCACGACTCGCTAGTTGACGCACTCGGCTATCTCGCTTGTCTTAACATGGCGGCACAATAATGGGTGGCTTTTACGACGAGTTGAAGTCAGCGAACGAAGGCAAGACAAGCATGAACCGTTTGCGTAAAGCGTTGGGTGAGAAAGATTTTAACGACTTTATGAAAGCGATGCGAGACCCGTCTATCAGCGGTCGGGCCATCTATGCCGCGTTGGCTCGACGTAAAATCGCGGTTGTCGGTTTGTCAACGATTACCGCTTTGCGAAGGAACTTGAATGAAAATATCTGACGAAGCCAGCTACGAACAGCAGATCATGGATTTGCGTACTGCTTTGCGTAAATCACAGTTGGCTGAGGCACGAGCGAAACTGAAAACAGCGGACTATGTGGAGGCGGTGTTTGAAGCCGCAAAGTCATCTTTGTTGGCGTCACCCAGACCTGCGATTGTTCCACCTGCGAAAGATAAACGCAAAGCTAAAGCCGAAGTTGCGTTGGTCCATTTGACCGATTGGCAGGCAGGGAAACAAACCGTGTCGTTTAATATCTCTGTTCTGTCTGCCCGTATCGACGACATGGTTCGCAAAGTGATACAGCTCACCAACATCCAACGCGCGCACCACCCTGTCAAGGAGTGTGTCGTCATGTTGGGTGGCGACATGGTTGAAGGTGTCGGCATATTCCCTGGGCAACAGTTCGAGGTTGGTGCCCACCTGTACGAGCAGATGTTCGCCGTGGTGAGCATTATCGAGTCGGCTGTCCGTACTTTGGCTAGCAACTTTGAATCGGTTAAAGTGGTGTGCGAGTTCGGAAACCATGGTCGTCTTGGAAAGAAAGGCGATATGCCGTCGGGGGACAATGTAGACCGTATGGCTTACAAAATTGTGTCGAACAACTGCGCCGACATCAAACATGTGACATGGCAGATGTCAGATGACTGGTATCAGATATTCGCTATCGGCAACTACAAGGTGTTGCTCGTTCACGGCGACGAGATTGGTGCGTTCGGGGGCATCCTGCGTAAAGTGTCGGCTTGGTCTACCGGTGTTGTAGAACCGTTCGATGACTGTTATATGGGTCATTTTCATACGCCGACGGCGTTAACGATGGCGAACGGTGGTCGTGTTTTTGTCACTGGTTCACCCGAATCGCACAACGAGTATGCTCGAACTTTCATTGCGGCTGTCGGCAAACCTTCGCAACGCCTACACTTCGTTGACCCGATCAAGGGTCGTGTCACTTCGGAATATGTGTGCTGGCTATGAGACTTTGTTGCCAGCATTGCGACGCGATCATCGTGCATGATGAAACGAAAGTATCGTCATGTTTATGCGACCCTGACGCCCCAACATGGGTGGCGATAACCCGTGAAGGTCGCATCATGTCGATGTCTCACGCCAGCTTCGAATATCTACCGAAAGAAAACTGATGACCTGCCCATGGCCGCTAGTATCCGTTCACTGGATAGACGCGTTCGACTCCACGAACGGGTGGGTCGAGGTCGAAACCTACAAATGTGAACCCGCGAATGTCGTGACAGTGGGCTTCTTGTGGCCTGACTGCCTGAAAAATTACATCTCCATCACCGGGTCATATATGCCCGATGAGGTACCTAACCTTAAAACTGTTGGTATGGTGACACATATCCCCGTTGATATGGTGCAAAAAATTGTTATAATAGAACAACAAAAAATTGACTTGACTTCGCAACACCCATACCCTAAGATTTAGTTAAACCAAACGAGAGGGAACCAATGAAAAAGAACTGGTACACAAAACCAAAGCCGGAACATGGCACGGCTGACTGGTTGAAAGCCCGATGGAAGAACGAATTGGGCGAACCGCAAATCACCGCGTCTGTCGCAGGCGTGGTACACGGTGCGCACCCGTTCGTTTCAGCTACGGACCTAGCAATAGAGCTGTTGAGCAAAACCGCGCCGGAACCAAAACCAACAAACGATGCCATGGAACGTGGCAACAGGTTGGAACCAACACTCATCAAGTGGACAGCCGACCGCATGGATTTGAAACTTGTGATACCGACGGTTTCGTATTGTTACGAAGAAGACGGTGTGCGGTTGATGGCGACACTNGACGCGATCAGTCTCGATGACCCCGGATATGTTCGTGTGTTCGAGGTAAAAACCACCAAGAAAAGGTGGGATGGGAAACTGCCCGACTACTGGTATTGGCAGGGTGTGCAGCAAGCGATCTGCGCCAACGTGTTCAGTATCGACTGGGCTATCTTCGACTCCGACCTAGAACTTCACCACCATACGCAAAAGGTTTCATCTGACGAGAAAGAAACCCACATCCAAGCTTGCCGAAAGTTTTTGTCGGCAATCGACTTGGGGATGATGCCTGACGGCGCAGAATACGAATACAGACATGTCACGGCAAGGTTCCCTGAGGGTACCGATACGACCGTGGTATTGCCTGCCGAATTATTGGATGGCATCAAGTCTTTGGAAACGATAAAGAAATCCATCAAGGAACTTGAGGTTGCCGAAGACCAGATTAAGGCAGATATCTGTGAACTGATGGGCGAATCCGAGTTCGCAACGATTAACGGTGTGTTGGCCGCGACTTGGAAGACTTCGACACGCACATCATTGGACCAAAAAAAGTTAGAGCAGGACCATCCTGCGTTGGTAGAAAAATACAGGAAACAATCAACTATCCGCACGTTTCGTGTGGCTTTGAAAGGAGCAAAGTAATGGAACTAGAAGACATCATCAAACAGTACGGTGTGCCCGATCCGTCTATCGTTGGGAAACTGCCTCGCGGGGGCATCCAACTTGACTTCGTTGGTCACGCAGAGATTACAAAAATACTCATCGACATTGACCCGATGTGGTCTTGGGTGCCATGTGGTTGGGTTGATGGCAGACCAGCAATCCATGTTGAGAACGGAATGGCGACAATGTGGGGCAACCTCACCATCTTGGGCAAATCCATGTTGGGTGTCGGCTCGGTTCGGTCAGACAAAGCCGACTTGGACAAGGAGTTGATAGGCGACTTTTTGCGCAACGCGAGTATGCGGTTCGGCATCTGCCTGTCGTTGTGGTCCAAGTCCGAGTGGGAAGACTCCCCCCATACGCCAGCACCACCGAAACCTGCAGGTGTGGTATCGCAAGAAAACATTGACCGTTTCAAGGCGGCTTGTGCCGAAGCGAACCTCGACCCAAACAAGGTGGCCGAAAAAGCAGGGGTGCTTTTGATCGGCTTGAAAGACGCAGACATGACCAAGTTGCGTGACACGTTCAAGCAAATGAAAGCCGAACCCCCTGTGGCACCACCGTCGACCACCCCGTTGACACCCGTTGAACTTGAGAAAGCCATTGTTGAAACGTTTAAGGCGACGCCGACAGAGCCTGTGCATAGCCCGAATGTTAAACCGTCGAACCCTGACAGCAGGGTTGGGTCGACACAGTTGGCAAAACTGAAAGCGTTGATGAACGGCAAAGGTTTCAGCACCGCTGCCGAGAGACTTGAATTGGCTATCGGGTCGGTGAAGCATCCTTTGGGTGACTTGAATGAGATGACCAAAGGTGAGGTGTGGGAGCTGATCGAAACTTTAGACCCGCAATGAGTAAGGAGTTTCTCGAACGACCAGACATGGTTGCGTCGATAGAGGTAACACAAGGGCGAAAGGGGTATTGTGAGGGGAACAAAGACAAATGCAATCTGCCTGACTGCCCGAAGTTCGGGCTTTTGGGGCGGGCATCTCGTGACGGTAAGCGACGGGTGCGTGGGTGCAACGATCCTGCGGCTAGGGGGAAAAGGAATCGAACTAAAGGTGATACTAAAGCTCGATATGCCCGACGTAAGTTGGGGCTCGCGGCGACAGGTAATGCGGGCTCTCGGCATGAGGAACATTGGGGCGGTCTATTTCGCGTTGAAGTTAAAGCCGGTGCGCAGGTCAGCCCAATCGCCACAAGATTCGACAACGCCAAAGCACAATCGGATGCATCGAAAGCATTAGGAGACATCAGACCCTTTGCGATGATAGCAATGCCCGAAGGGAACTCAGACGGGATAGTGTTAATGACACTAAACGAGTTCGCAGAACTCATAACCCTTATAACACAAGGGTTTAATTAAATCAACTAGACTATGGAACCAACAAATGAAACTAATATCTCACGTGATAATCGCGTTCACAGCTATATTCATCGTCGGCAGCGTAGCAACCCTCGCGGAAGCACCCCCTGTGGTTGACAGCCTACCCACAGTTGTCGTCGCTCAGAACGCAATACAGCGCGTCTGGCGGGATTCTGAAGCCACAGCCAAACCCAAAGCCCTTTGCCCGCAATGGTGGGACANAGCCATCAAAGCAGGGTGGTCGAGCGGGCAACTCCCTACCCTTGACTACATTGTTCACCGCGAATCCAGGTGCCTGACGAAAGCGCACAACACCACCCTGAACGCCGACGGGTCGGCCGACATCGGTTTAACACAAATCAACGACAGGTCATGGTGTAAACCGACCCGATGGTATCCGAACGGATACTTGCAAAGCACCGGGGTTTTGCAGTACTGTGAACAGTTATTCGACCCTTATATAAACCTTAAAGCGGCGAGAACAATCTATGACTACGCACAAAAAGCCAACGGAAACGGGTTTGGACCCTGGGGAAAGTGATCCATATATGGAACTAATGGCAAGCTTCAAATTGGTGGATACCGACACAAAATGGATGAACGACGCAAAATGCCATATGGATGACGGCATATCATGGTTCCCGGAAGTCGGCCAATCGAGGCTGGTGGCTGTAGCTAAAAAGTTTTGCGGTGACTGCCCGGTACAGAAACGATGCCTACAGTGGGCGATAGACAACGAGATACCTTACGGGGTGTGGGGCGGCAAATCGGCGTACGAACGTAGACTATCCTTCGTTGGGCGTGACCGATGGGGTAAGATAGAACCATGAGTGATACATTACCAGAGGAGATAGCGATGTGGGACTCACGATGTAACGATCTACAAAACTCGTTGGATCGTGTACGTGAAGCACGCGACGAACTGAAAGAAATCAACGAACAGCTGNACAAAGACCTGAACATCGCAATAGAAGCAGGCGTCGAACTGAACCGCGAACTATCGTTGCACAAACAAATGGTCGAACGTATGCGTGTGGCAATGTCGCAAGGATTAGAACTATAAACCAAACACAGGAGATGAGATGGGGGAGTCACTCCAATACGCGCTAGCGGACCTATTAACACAACTAAAGAACAGACAAGGAATAACAATTATGGCAGCAACATGGTACAAAATGAAAGACGACTCTTGGGGTGTGCGAATTAAAGGCGCGCAAGGTGAAGCGAACCAACAGGTTGAAGTGGTGAAAAAATCGGGTGAAACAAAGATAGTGATACTCGGCAAACTGGTAGCCAAGTTCGATGACGCAGAACTCTGGTCGGTCGCACCAGCGGGAACCGTGAATGTTAGCACCACGAAACCGTTGGCCGCCAAACCTGCACCGGCTCAGCTACCCGACGAAGAACCGTTCTAACCAACCAACAGAAGGGAACAGAATGAAGCAAGTATGGCGTTGCCCGCAATGCGGAAACACCGTTGTCACGCATGTCAAACTATCCGACACCCCGACATGCGCGAACAAACATCAAGCACAAACCATGACCCTAAAGAAGGGGGCAAAATGAAAGTGTTATCGCTATTCAGCGGTGTCGGTGGTTTTGATATGGGTCTAGAAAACGCAGGGATGCAACCCGTGTTCCAATGCGAATGGGATAAACATTGCCGCACAATACTTGATCGACATTGGCCTGATGTCCCAAAGTGGGATGATGTCTCAACGCTGACTGGTAAATATATTCTTGAGTACGCACCGGTGATAGATGTCGTCGCATGGGGTTCACCATGCCAAGATTTATCGGTTGCCGGCAAGAGGGCAGGACTTACAGGTGAACGCTCAGGGTTATTCCACGAAGGTATCCGCATAATCAAAGAACTACGAAAGGAAACTAATGGACAATATCCAAGAATCTCTATATGGGAAAACGTTGCAGGAGCCTTATCTTCCAATAATGGTGCCGACTTCGGGCAAATCCTCTACGAAATGGATGAAGCAGGGGCGTGTTTCTCGGAGTGGCGTGTCTTGGATGCGCAATATTTCGGAG